AGGGCCGTAACCTGAATATAAGAACCAGCTATACCGCCAGTGGTACTTCCATTAAGGTTAATAAAATCATTGGTTGCCCCAGGTGCATAACCAGTAACCGCATCAGAAGAGTCAGTATCAATCATCAAAATCGAACCGACATACTTATCAGTACCGTTGGTACCGATCTTGACGCTGCTGGTTGCGACGGTGGTGGGAACAAAGAAGGTGAATACAGCGCCTTGATTGTTAGGATTGTTTGGGTCACTACCAGGACCAGCCGAGTTAGGCGTGGCGGTAGTGTTAACCGCTGGGAGTGTGAGAACGATGTTAGAAGCAATCGTGCCGCCAACCGTGATGACCTTGCCTGCGTGAGCAGCGACAGTCAACGTGGTGCTTGCGGTTACGTTAACAACGTTGTCCGGTCCTTGGGTGTAAAAACCCGCAAGGGAGCGAACCGGCCCTTGAAATGTAGTCAGTGCCATGACATTCCTTTCGTGTAGTAGCACATCCCCGTACCGTCTCTACTAAGTCTGCTAGGTCAGTCTGTACGGGTGGAAATCCTAGTATTGATAGTTTAAACGAGTTAAAACAAAAAGGGGAGTCTTTTGACTCCCCTCTTTGCTAGGCTTAAGCGCCTTCCGAACCCCACATACCAAGGGGATCAGACCAACCAAAACTATAACGCTCACGGGCCTTGTAACGAACGTTGCCTGTGTCGAAATCTCCGTCCATGGAGTTCGACAGGGGGGAACGAACGAAGTGCTTCAGACCGTTAGGCACATCTGTACAGATGAACCAAGCGTCGGTATCGGTCAGGTAGTGGTTGACCGTATAGCCCTCGGGGATAGCGCCCATCGAACGCAGAGCGTTGATGTCGTTATCAGCGGTGGCGGTACGGAGTTCCGTCTCCAACAGACGGGTTGCAACGAACATCAGAGCAGGAGGAACAACCAGCTTGCGGGGTTTAGCCGCAATCAGGAGTCCACGCTCATCGGTCCATGCAGCGATCTGAATAATAGCCGCCTCAAGGGAGGTTTCATTCAGGTCTGCCGCCGTTGCGGGTTCGTTGGAGTTGGTGCCACCGGATACCAGCGGGTGAGCGGTGGAGAACAGAGGCTGTCCATCACCACCAGGATAAGAAGAGCTAAACCCGTTGTTCAGGATGTTAGCGGCCTTAACCTGCTTGGTGTTAGCCATGGAACGGGCCAGGGCCTTGGTATAACGAGCCGAGAGAGAGTCATAGAGGTTGTCCTCAATGGCCTCTTCGGTGATCGAAAAACCAAGAGCAATGGTTTCGTGGTTATAACGAGCCGTCCAGGCTTCCTGGGCGTTGTCATAGGCGATTGCTGCACCCTCACCCTTTACAGGGGCGGTGCCGAAGCCAGAGAGTTTGGTCTCTTCTTCGAATGAACGCTCAGAGGTCTCGGTCTCAAAGATAGCCTTATGCTCTTCGGGATAACGAGAATACTCCATACCAAACAACGCATTAAGTCCTGGCAGGAGTTCTTTTAGTAGTTGGGAACGTGAAATAGCCATTTTTACTTACTCCTTATACGCCAAGCGAGTTGGTGTAGGAATGAACGCCCACGTTGAGTTTGACAATAAACTCGGGGTAAGCATCCGTTTGGGTTCCATCCACCATATCAACGATACGAACTGCATACGTTGCGGTGGCAACAAGACCAGCGCCGTTAGTGCCGACAATGAGGTTCATGCCAGAGTTGCCGGTAGAAGTCTTACCAGCGGTAGCAAAACCAAGTTCAGCATTCTTGCCGATTGCGCCGGGCCAGCCAGAGCCGCCGGTTCCGCTGTTGAACGTACCGAGAGCAGCGGTTCCCTGGATCTGGAACAGTGCATCGGGATCGTCCATCACACGGACATACACATCGGTTGCGCCAGCGGTAATGATGTTTGCAGGCAGGTACTGACGATACTGAACGATTCCGGTGGAATCGGTGTAACGACAGCCTACGCACACGCCAACAATACCCGCCGTAGCGTCAGCAGAAGTTGCAGGGATCTTAACGGCAACCGGGGTGGTTCCAACAGCAGAGGGAAGACCCGCTGAACTCAGAACAACCAGATCACCATTAAAAATAGCGGCAGAGTTATTGGAAGCAACTTTGTACTCCCGGATAACACCACCATTAAAGGCTTGACCACCGATCAGATTGATCGGTCGTAGCCCATAAGGGGAAAGAACTGAAGCCATTTTTAAACTCCTATTTAACCTCGTCCTCTGCTGGTAGTTGACTTGCGGTCACTAAACAGCGGCATCCGAGGATCATTTTCTCTCATTAAGGTTGCATCCACTGCCTGAGCCTGATCTTCAGCCATCTTACGGTAGTAAGAATTACGCTGGTCGATCATCTCTTGAGAATTCTTGCAGAGAACCAACCCACCAATTTCTACATTTCCTGAGGTTTTGCCATAGGTTTGAAGTTCTGGATGATCTTCTAACCGAATAGGCTCCCACCCCTGGGTACGCTTCGAAGACACATTGCGGTCATCCGGTTGATTCATTGTTGAATAACGAATCCAACGATATCCGTAACCATCTTCTTTAATTGGATCTGGCAGCAAAGACGGGGGAGTCCATCTTTTACCTGAATTTTGGCGTGTTTCTAAATCACGAGGTGTGCGATTAGACATCGTTTTGCTCCTTCATCACTTGTTTAGCGTATTCCTGTAAGGGGACTCCAAGACGCTTTGCAATGGCGACCTGGGTTTTGCTCAACTTGATCTTGCTTGATCCCATGGATCTAGAAGCCGGAGCAACGACATTGGCGGGTTTTTTGGTCCCGAAGTAGTTTGGAAATACCTCACGCACTCGTCTTTCAATGCGATCAAAGTATTCATCCGAACTTGCACTAATACCACTGGCGACTAATTTGTCGTGTACGCCCAGTGCAAAACTCCGCATTTCTGGGTCTTTGGTAAACCATTCATTTTTGGCGACCCAGTCACGAGTTCTCTCATCTGGGACGATTTGAGGTATTTGTACATTGTTTTGGGAATCTTGTAAAGGCGTTTGGTATACAGGCCTGTAATTGTCAATTTCCCGCTGTTCTGCGGTATAGCTGGCAATCTTCTTTTGCGCTTCCAACATCTTGTCGGTATCGCCAGACTCATAGGCCTCTTTATAATCCCTTTCCGCCTGGGACATACGGGAGGTAACCCGATCCTTGTGGGTTTCAAGGAGGGCATTTTCTCCTTGAGCCAGCCGCTGCTGAAGCTGTTTGGCCTGCTCTGTGACGTTTTTGGCGTACTTCAGGGCCTCTTCTTTTTCCCTTAAAGCCGCCTCCCTAGCCCTGCGCTCATCATGCAGGTTTCGGGATAGCTGTTTAAACCGGTGTTGGACGTTCTTGCTGTACTGAGAGATTTCCTCTTCAGGAATGTCTACATCTCCCAGGTGTGGTTTATCCCGATCCTGCTCTGGGGTGTCGTCATAAACCTCAATATCATCAGACTTACTGTTCTCTACTTCTTGAACAGATTCATCTTCGATTTCAAATTCAACCTTTTCCTCGCTCATGTCATCTCCTTTAGGCACGGGTTATTCCCCGGGGGTCTGCAACAACGGCTTCTACTTGATCATCGTTAATCAACCTAAACTCCTGTTCACCCTCTTTCTCAATAAGCTTGAAGCGGGTTCCGGAGTAGGCCCTCATAAGAACAAAATCCCCTTCCTTACACCATGGACCATCTGGGAATTTATCCATATCCCCATAAGCTAGGGAGCCAAGTTTGACCACCAGACCAACCACGGTCGCAGTTTCTTCCTTTTTAAGGATGTGGTCGGGGCGGACAATACTGCTGTTTTCGAAAGTTTGATCAAGCTTAGGTATAGCAATCAATATTTTGTAGCCCATAGGAACGGGCATTTTTAAATCACTCATCCGGTAAATCCTCCAATAAACGAATTATTCTCTGAAGACCCTTTATTTCACCCAACATCTCTCTATACGCCGAATAATCTGGCGCAGGTTGAAAGGCAACGGAATCAATTAACAGGCGCTGTTCAGCCTTGATTTCCTTTACCAGCCACTCCTTGAAGTCCAAGTCTTACTCCTTCCGCTAGTTGTCTGCCTTCAAACTCCTGCGCTCGCAGATTTATATCTTTCTGCTTGTCAGCAGCCTTTACGGCAAGTTGCGCTCCGGCGATTTCCGCCTGCGTGTCAATACGCTTTGTTTCCCGCTCGTTCTTTGCTTGTTCCGATTGGGCTTTAAGCGCAAGTTCTGCTTCATCCATTGCTTTCTTATGCTCAAATTCCGCCTGTTTAAGCTGGAATTCGGCCTGTTGAAGCTGGAGGATAGGATCTTGGGATTGTTGTTGGGCTTGCTCTTGTTGAGCCTCTGCCTGGTCCTTCTGCAATAGCTTGTCAGAAGCAAGAGCCAAGGATCGGGAGAGTTCAACTTCGATGTCTTCAGGCAGAGTTTCGTCCTCTGGAGGCAGAGCAACACCGAGCATCTTCTCCATTTCAAGTCGATATTGAAATGCCAGATGTTCAGCGATGTGTGACTGCAAGGCCGCTTGGATAGCGTTGGCATTGGGGCTTTGCCCAACGAGTTGCTGGATCTTGGGGTCCTGTGCAGCGTTCATATGAACCTGCATATGGGCCTTGTGATCCTGATATAGGAAGGCTTTTACCGGCTTACTCTTGAGAATGTCCATATTCTCAGAGACAGGGTCTTTGGGTTTGAAATCATCCTCAAGGGGAATGATCTTCTGGACATCTTTGATACCTAAAACCTCCAACATCTGCCTGTGTAGCAGGGGGATGTCATAGATATCAGGCGCTCCCTGGGCCAATTGAAGGGCGGCTTGGTACTGAACCACCCTCTGGGCCATGGTAGAAGCGTTTGGATCAGAGACAGGGATGACATCGACCAAGTCATAGTCAGACATCTTGGCAAGGGGGCCGCCCTCGGTCTCATAGTTGTAGATTGGCGGGGTGTAATCCCGAACAATGCTGGCGAGAAGCTTAAATTCATGCCGCATTGCAACGTGAACCCTGGCCTGTACAGCAGATTGGACCTTTAGGGTCCGCTCTAGGATGGCTAGGGTGGTGCCGACCGGGGTTTGGCCCGACATATCGGCGATTTTTAGGTCCGCCACAGAGGCAAACCGGCGTCCTTCTTCGACGATGGTGTTTAAAAGGTTAAATAGGGTCTGGCTAGGCTCTTTGTAGGGCAGGGGAATGATCGAATCCTTGATCGTCATGCCCGTTACGTCCACATCTCGCCACTCGCCTGGGGCTATGGGGGTGTCATCCCCCTTAACCCGCAGGTCTTTACTCTTAAATCCGCCGGGAAGATTGGATAAGGTACCCGCATCGACCAGTTGTCTGAGCAGGGAGGTGGCAGATTCAGCGAATCCGCCGACCAGATGGATCAATCCAAAGCCATAGAAGCCATATCCGGGCACATAGATGTAATGCACGAAGTGCATACGCTTCTGTTTTAGGGGGTCATCCTCCAAATAATTCCTGCGGATAGCCAAAATCTCTCCGGTAGAGAGCATGGTGATCACATATGGCAGGGCTATCTGGGTGGTATGACCGTCTTTTTTGTCCTCAAACCCGGGTAGGTCGTACTCACAATGGACCTCATAGATGACATAACGCTCATCTTTCATAGAAGACATACCGGTTTCCTGGTCCTGTCTCTTCTCTATGTCGGTTTTGATGTCATCCGGGTCGGGAAGATCGATGTCCAGGTAGAAACCCTGGGCCATAAGCTTCCTAATCTCGTTCTCGGTCTTCCTTAGGCGATGTGTAATACGGGGAGAAGACTGAAGATCGGAGGCCCCATAGGGGACTATGATGTCTTCGGCAGGCACAAACATGGCGACCTGCCTGTTTAAACTGGGATCGAAGTAGACCTTCTTAAACGCCGATCCGGTAATTGGCAGAGACCAGAGTAACTTCTCATGCTCTGACCGGTATTCCGGCATTTTCTCTGTCAACTGATAATTCATGTCCTCCTGGACCCGGGAGGCAGCTTCTTGCTTTTCTTTGGTCATCTTCCCGATGATCTGGGTCTTTACGGGACCAGAGGCGGGGAAGGTCGAGATGATGGTCTCTGATTGAAACCGCACAACGGCTTCAGAAAGGATCGGGTGAAAGACGCCACAGGCTCCGTCCCAGGGTTCTGTCCGCTCTTCCATCCGCAGACCAAGCAATTTAATCCCGTCTGCGTAGGTCTTTTCCCAGTCTTTCCTGGAATCTAGATCCGTTTTTATTGCATCTAAGACATCAAAGGCAATCGTTCCTAGTTCTTTCTCATCAATCTCTTTGGCGAGATTCTCTTCGAATGTCACCTCCCTAACCTCTACCTCAATCTCGGTCTCGTC